TACTAAAGCGGAAGCCAGTACATCAGTGGAGTCTACAAGGATTCGTACAGGTGAAGTTGGTAATCCGTTTTTGAAAGCTACAGGTTCTTGGATTCAGAATGAGATCCGTAGAGATTTAGCCCCACCTCACAATCTAGTTACATATGAAAAAATGCGACAAGATGCAACAGTTGGTGCAGCATTAGGAACAGCAGAAGCTTTCTTAACTAAAGCATTATCTCAAGCTAAATTTACTACAAACTCTAAGAATCAAGATGCAAAAGATTTTTGTGATTATCTTAACTGGAATTTAAAGAACCTTAAAGATAATACTTGGTACGAAACTTGTATTAACATACTAACTTACCTGCAATATGGTTTTAGCTTTGTTGAAAAAGTTTATGAACCAAACTACAGCGCTAAACACTCAAAGTATACTTGGAAAATTAAGAAGCTCGCACCTCGATCACAACACTCTATCTCTGAATGGCAATATGACGAGTTAGGACGTACTGTAACAGGTTTAAAGCAATACCCTCCACATTCACTTAACTTAGGTTTGGTTCGCAGCTACGGCTTGAATAGCAACGTTAGTGAAGTGATGAAACGTAATAAGTTTATGTTATTCGCTTGGGATTCCAAGAATGGTAGTCCTGTTGGCACATCACCATTAAACGGATGTTATCGTGCTTGGCGAGAAAAGACATTAATTGAGTCTCTAGAAGTTACTGGTGTAAGTAAAGGTTTAGGCGGTATCGTTGTACTGCGTGTACCTAATGAACATATCAATAAAGCTGCTGAAGACCAAACATCAAATGAGTTTAAAACATTACAAGCCTTGCAACAACAAGCAGCATTAATGCACAATGGAGATCAGACGTACCTATTGTTAGGTAGTGACACCCAAGGTGAAAACGGTAATGGTAAGTACACTTATGACTTTACACTACAAGGTGTAGAGAATGGCGGAAACTCTGTATCAACTGCTGAAATTATTAATGAACGTAAGAAAGCAATCCTAGATTGTTTTGGTGCGGGATTTATTAACTTAGGTAACGATAGCACAGGTAGTCATTCTTTAGCAGATTCTAAAACTTCACTACATGCTTTCTTTATGGAAAAGCATATGTTGTTTATACAATCTGTAATCCAAAATGATTTAGTAAAGCAATTGATGGAAATCAATAGAGTTAATCTACAAGAAGATGATGTTCCTATCTTTGAACTCGCCGCATTAGATGATGTTGACCCTGAAATATATAGCGCTACTGTACAACGTGTTGCATCAGTTGGTTTCCTACCTCGCCATAAAGAATTTATCTTAGAAGTATTGCAGAAGTGTGGTTTACCTACTGATATGCTCGAAGACCTCACAGAAGATGACTTACTTGAAAGGTTGATTAATCCTAACGATTCAAGTCGTGGTGGTGAAGGTCAAGGAACCAGTGGTACAGGTAATTCACAGAATGGTGGCAAAGGTACTAAAGTCAATAGCGCAAACAAGGCATAACGATGAATAAAGAACAAATGTTTGAGAAACTACTTGACTTCTTAGATAGTTTAGTAGGTGATAATTCAAACCCTACCCCTGACACTCCTGAAGTTGTCCAAGTAGTTAAATCTGTAGACCAACTAGAAAAACGAGCAATGTTTGTCGTACTAGAACCGTCAGAAGAAGATGGTACTACACGAGATGTGCATGGTGATTGGTACAGTGAAGCTGATATAGCAGAAGCTTGTGCCAACTTCAATGTAGCTTGTCGTAAAGCTGGTATAGACCATGCTGGTATCTTATCCAACGATCAAGTAGTTATTGAACAATCTTACACAGCCCCTTGCGATTTCACCACAGAAACTGGTGTGTTCATCAAGAAAGGTACTTGGCTTCAGTGGTGGAAGTTTGAAGATGATAATCTTTGGGCTGGTGTATTAGACGGAACCTACACAGGTGTATCTGTAGAGTGCGCTGCTGTTGGTTATGAGGTTAAATAATGTCAGAAACATTGAAACAAAAAGCTAAACGTGTGTTAAAGAAATTTAACTTCGAGAAAGATAACCATTGCGTATCTTTAGTTGGTGCTGATCTTGGTCATGCTGCTAATGGGTTCAAAACATTAGTTGTAAAAGCAACCAATCCGGAAGAAATGGTTGAAATCAGTAAAGCATTAGAACAAGTAACATTAAAACTTTCAATGGAAGAATTTCTACGTAAGTTCTTCGATATGTGGAGTGATGATGCTGAAGTGCTTACTAAGCTATTAGGGTTTGAAACAGAACACGAAGCTTATGTTAAAGCAAATAAAGAACGTAAAGACAGTGAAGATAGTTACGATTGGGAAGCTGAACATACTAAATGGTTAGAATCTCGTTTATCTCAATTCACTCTTATGAAATCAATGAATGATAGCAGTGTTAAAGAAATTGCTAAGTCTTCATTAAACGAAGTTGTTGCGTTGCAACAAAAATTAGAACCTGCTCTGATTGAGCATTTTACTATCAAGGAAAAACAAATGGAAGAACTAGAACTAGCTAAGTCGGCTTTGACTGCTAAAGAAGCTGAATTATCTACTCAAGTCGAACTGACTAAATCTCTTGAAGCAAAAGTAATTGAATTAGAGCAAGCTCTGAGTGTTGTAAAAGCAGCAGAAGAAAAAGCTAAATTTGATGAGTTTGCTGAACAATTGAAAGGTTTAGTAGCTGACGAGAAATTTGAAAACGTAGCTAAAGCTATGTACGAAATGCACAAAGTAAATGCAGAAGTTGTAGAAGTACAAATCGAAGCATTGAAATCTGCTAAACAGAATGCACAAGTTGCTGCTGATGGCTTAACCAAAGAACAAGGTCATTCAGAAGTGCAAGATGCTGATCAAGCTGCAAAGGCTGCTGAAATTGTGAAAGCTGCCAAAGCAAAAGAAATTATGAATAAAGCCATCTTAGGCTAATTAAGTAAACAAAAGGAAATAATGAAATGACTGTTATTGCAACTACTAAACCATACCTGTCATCTGTATTGATGTCAGACGCTACTTCATTAGTAGCAGATTTTAACTATGCTCAAGTCAACTTGAAAGAAGCTGCTGATACAACTGTTAAGTTGGGTCAATTAGTTTACTGGAACGGTTCTGATGCTTACCGTATTCTGAAGAATACAGACTTCACTTCTGACACAGTATTAGCTACTGCTGCTGGTATCCCATCTTTACCTGATGGTGGTCAGATTGGTATCGTTGTTGGTTTCAATGGTTCAATTGGTGGTGAGTTTGATGCTATCGTAGGTACTACCGCTGTTAAGGCATTTGTACTGTTTCGCGGTGCTGCTGCTGTTAAAGAAGCTGGCTTAGTATTCGATGCTGGTATCGTTGCTGATGCACGTAAGCAATTGATCAAACGCCAACTTGAATCAAAATTCATCGACGTTAAAGCTGTCGCTGCTACCACTGGCTCAAGCTTCTACGGTTACTAATCAGTAGCCGTTTTCAGATTAGAATTAAATTAAGGAAATTATAAATGTCTGTTAAATTACAAGTTGCTGCTGGTCGCAGCGTAGAAGTTACTAAATCGTTAGTTCGTGATTTAGGTAACTTAAATGGTCTGCACGATATTACCTCTATGGTTGCTGAACGTCCAAACCTGCCAACATTGATTAGTCAAATTGTTAGCCCATCAGCAATGTTCTTACAAACAAATACGTTTGAACATGATTACACTCGCTACACCCAAGCAATGCCATCTGATAAGCCATACGCTGATCGTGGTCTGGTGATTGATGCTCGTCCAGAAACTAAAACACACTTACACAAAGTCCCATCGTTCGGTGTGCAAGCTCACGTTCGTCCATCTGACGTACTTCGTCGCCGTAAAGCTGGTACTGACAATATCTTAGAAACTATGGAAGCTGTAGTTGCTGAAGATATGGGTTCTATCGGTCGTGGTTGGGATTTGTTCACTGAGAAAGCTTTAGCTCACGCTATCACCACTGGTACTTTGTACGTTCCAAACGCTACTGTAGCTGCTGTAGACTTCTACCAAGAGTATACTGGTGGCGCACGTCCAGTAGTCAACTATGCGTTAAGCACTCTGACTGTTCACCCACGTAAGTACGGTGAAGAAGCTCGTCGTCGTATCGCTGATAACCTGTTAGAAGGTCAAACAGTAAATGGTTACGTAGCTCTGTGTGGTACTACTTTCTTTGATAACCTGATGTCTCATCCTAAGTGGGAACAGGCTATGATTGACCGTAGTGGTTTACAAGGTCAAGACCCGTTGATTAAACGTTTTGAGAACTTCTCACAACAATACCGCATGTTCCGAGGCGCTGACGATGTTCTGTATATCGAGTACGCTGGTCAAATCGGTGGTCAACCTCTGATCCCTGCTACTGAAGCATATATCATGCCAGTTGGCGCACAAGGTATTTTCACTGAAGTATTCGCTCCTGCTGAAACTATGGGTTACGTAAACACTGTTGCTCAACGTGAGTATATGTGGCGTGTTGACTCTGAGTTTGATGGCGTTAAGCTGTACTCAGAATCTAACAAAGGTATCTTCATGATCAACCCTCTGTTAGTTCAAAAATGTACTTCGTCTTAATCTGACGATTAATTGAAGGGGAGCTAGTCTCCCCTTTTTTCTCTTTAGCGTAATTGGATGTAATATGTTAGATTTAGATTTTAGTTCTCCGCTTGACCAAGTACGCATGAATGCTGGGGACGCTGACAGTACAGTGGTCTCTGATAATATGATTAACTCCGCATTAGTTGCCTTCAATAATAATGTTTATATGGCTAGTGTTGCCATAATGGGTGTTATACTGACGGAATACTCTACTCTGGCAGATAGAGAACGTGAAGGTAATGTAGAAGTTTATTATACTAAATTGTACGAAAGATACAAAGATAGATTTGAACAATTTAAAAGAGATGGTGGTAGCACTAACCCATCAAACAAAGCGTTTATGCCAATCATTATTGGTGGTGTATCCCGCAGTCAGAAAGAAGCAAATAGACAAGCAACTGATGGTTTCAGTATGTATGACTTAGCACACTGGCATAGTGAATCGTTAGGTTATAGGTCACTGTATGAATTGTATAGTGACGAATTAAGTGTATTAAATAACGGATAATATATGTTCAAGATTTCATCCACAACAGAATCTGATACCAGTAAGATTGATGGATTGATTACTCGTCTTGGATCATTAAACAAATACGAAGTAGCCTATGGTTATTTTGAAGGTGATATCCATGATGAATCTGGTTTGGATATCGCCCACTTAGCGGAAATGCTAAACTACGGTACTGATAAGATCATGGCTCGTCCCTTCATGGAATTAGCTGGTGATATGGTTGAAAGACACTTTGAAGTAGATGGTGAGTGGAAAAGAGATATCTGGCGTTATCTTGGTGGTTTAGGACAAGTCAAAACAATACTAGCACAGTTTGGTAGAATAGGTGAGTCTTACGTACAAGCATCTATAGATATAGGTGATTGGGAAGATAACGTAGAATGGTGGAAGCAAGCAAAACTTGAGAAATATGGAAGCTCCGCATCAGCACCATTGATTGCTTCACAGGAACTATATAATAGTGTAAGTATTAAGGTGGTGACAATTGGCGATCAGACGTAGTGGACTAATACCACGTAAAACAATACCTGCTAGACGTAGTGTAGAAACTATAAACGAATTTAACGAAGTGATTGGTATTACTAACCAATCATTTAATGCTTTACGATGTACTGTCCAACCCGTAGTCGGTGGGAGTATGACACCAGATTTAATTGGATATGCAGACAGAGAAATATACACTGTATACACAGACACATTGTTATCTTTTGGTGTTGAAGGTACAAATAGAAAACCAGATGAACTATTTATAAACAATAAATGGTTTAAAGTGATTAGATGTGAGCGCTGGCAAATAGGTATAATCCCTCACTATGAATGTGTTGTAGTAGAGAAAGATGAGGGTTTGATATAATGGCAGTTACATACAATCATGAACAAATATATGAACAACTAAAACTAAGAATAAAATCTCTTTGTGATAAAGTATTTGAACCAAATCTACCATTCACTATTCGTGGTGCATCTAATCAGAAAAGAACAGACACTTACATACAGTTGTGGATTAAAAGATTTGACCCTATTGGTACGTATGACAAAGTAGATAACAACACTACTGCTGTCAAGTACGAAGTAATGGTAGATATAAGCGTCCACAGACCACCATCAGCAACGTCTGTTGTTGGTACTACTACCGTAGCACTGGCTAAGATAGTTAATGCCTTTAAAGCCTCTGCTGGAACGTATTTTGATAGCTTTACAGATGGGAATATCTCATATCTCCGTAGTAGTTCTATCACAATGAGACACTATCCTATAGATAGAAGTCAACTAGAAGAACGCTCAAGCGTATCTTGCATTTTTGAAATTGTAGTTGTTGAACTTGATACTACGGATGTTGGATATATCGACACAATAGTATTGAATAGTAAAACAAACAATATCGAATCCTCAGAAAATATTACATACACATCTCTACCATAAAGGAGTCCTTAAATGGCATCAGTACCAATCGAAGATCGTATTGACGTTACCGTTAGTTTAGGTACACAACCGATCTCTACAGCAGAGTTTAATTCAGCAGTATTAGCCGCAGAATTAACTGACGCTGCATTCCCACAAGATTATAAAATTTATACATCATTAACTGAAGTTGTTGCTGATGGTTTCGCTACCAGTTCAGCAGTATATAAAGCATTAGCCTTAGCTTTCGGTGGTAAATTCCGAGCTAAATCAGTTTATGTTGTCAAGTTCGGTAGCACAGGTGTAGCTACTACAAAAACTCCAGTTCAAGCTTTAACTGACTTGTTCAATGTTGATGATAAAGCATACTACATTCTGTCTACATCTCATTCAGATGCTAACGTAGCTGCTGTTGCAGCATTTGCTGAAGCGTTAGACAAGATGTACATTAACGCCACTCAAGTAGCTGGTGTATTAGTATCTGCAACAACTACTGATATCGGTAGCGTATTACAAGATGCTGCATACGACCACGTACTGACATTGTATAGCTCTACCGCCGATAGCTCTTTTGCTGAAGCTGGTGTTGTTGGTGCAATGGCTGCACTCGAAGCAGGTAGCTCTACTCTTGAAGATAAAACAATGACAGGTGTAACTGTTGACAGCTTAAATGCTACGCAACGTGCTTCTTGTGAATCTAAGAACGTAGCTTACTACATGCCTATCGCTGGTGTCAACTCAGTGTTCAATTCTAAAGTAGCTTCTGGTCAATTCTTTGATACTATCGTTTTCAGTGACTGGGTTAAAGCTCGTTTGGCTGAAGAACTATATGGTTTACTGAAACGTGAATCTGATTTAGGTCGTAAAGTATCATACGATGAAGCTGGTTTTGCTAAAATTCGTCAAGCGTGTAACCGCGTTATTGAAGTAGGTAAAGCTCGTGGTAGTATCTCTTTAGATGGTAATGCTACAGTGCGTATTCCTACTCGTGATGAAATCAGCGAAGCAGACCGCATGAACCGTATTCTACCTAATTTAGTTGTAGAAATTCCTTACTCAAATGCTGTACATAAAGTTATTGTACGTGCATACGTAACCGTTTAATAGGGAGATAAATAATCATGGCTTCTAATCATACTTGGGTATATGACCCACGTAAAACAGTCACAGTCATTGGCGGTGAAGAAGTTTACGGTTGGGCTGAAGGTAGTATGATCTCCTTCGACAAAGCAGACCAAGTAACTACTACCACTCGTGGTATTGATGGTCGTGACAAGACTGTTAATATTAATCCAATGATTGATGGTACTTGTACTATCACATTGCAACACACTAGTCCATTTAACAAAGTATTGTTTACTTGGGCTGAAGCGTATAGTCGCGGCTTCTCAGGTACTATCCTCCCAATCGCTCCATTCAGTTTCAAAGACCCATCTGGTTTATCTATTGAAACTACTTGTTGGTTGGAATCAGTACCGTCAGTATCTATCGGTCAAGAGACTGGTGAACTACAATGGGTTCTGCACTTAAACGATGTATTACCTAAAACTAATGATTCATGGGCTGCTGCTACTAACCTTGGCAACATCCTTGGTATCAATCTACCTTCATTATAACAATTTGTCATGTGAGCTAACAAGGATGTTGGCTCGTTTTCTGGATGAAAACAGCATGATATTATATTAAGAGAAAATAAACATGACACAACAATTTAATCGTAAGAAAGAAGAATTCCACGTAGGCGGTAAAGTTTACGTATCATTATCTTGGAGTCCATTAAAGTCTGCCAAGAACCTTCCAAAAGTAGGTAATGCTTTTGCTGTACCTATCTCAATGCTATTCTCCAATGCTGAAGACCCTCAAGCAGCCATCCCACAAGCACTTATGATGTTGTTCTCTCAATTAGAGGAACAAGATATTGCAGAATTATTTAATATTATTCTAGCAGACGTATGGTGCAAAACCACAGACAAACAATTAAATATCGAAACAGATTTAGATAATTTAGATGAGTTACTAGAATTAGGTGCTGCGGTATTAACACAACATTACGGTTGTTTAATTTCGGGAAAGGGTTTCAAGAGCCTGTTCAGCACAATGCTACCTCTCAATCAAATGGCGTAAAAGTTAGCAAACAGGCTCTTGCTCAAGTTGAGCGTACCACAAGTTTAACGCCAATAGAGATGATGTTTATGCGAGCAGTCAAGGACGGTGGTGAAACAGCCATGTCCTTGGAGTCTCAAGATTTAGAGTATCTATTGAAAATAAATGAGTATCTTGACATTCAAAATTATCTAGAAGGTGATGTACATAAACAAATTGAACAGAAACAAAAACAGAGGTAATTTATGGCTGATAACAATTCCATTACTGGAAGTGTAGTCGGTAAGATCCGATTTAACATAGATAAGAAATCTTGGGATAACTTAGAAACATTTAAAAAGAAATTAACAGAGATTAAATCTGTTATGTCTGGTATGAGTACCAGCTTTAAAGTCGAAGTTATCAATAAGAATATAGCTAAAGTTACTGATGCTACAGCTAAAGCTGAAAATAAAATAGTTGCCGTCAAAGAGAAAGTAGCTAAGAAACAACGTACTCGTGACAAGATGAACGCCCACGTTCAAGAACGCAATTATCGTAAAACTATTGAGAAAGAACATGCTATAGCTCTACAGATGAATGAAGCTTTAAGGAAGAAGCAAGAAAAAGCTGTACAGTCTACTAGAACTAAAAACACTTCATCGAATAGACGTATACAATCCAAGAGCGGCGTTGGCTTAGAATTTGGTAAAGCTACTGGTGGTGATCGAACGTATGCTGATTGGTGGAAACAAGCTTTAATTGAAAAAGAGATGATGGGTAAATACCATCAACAAGCTCTTGACATGAACGATAAGTTCAATAGAGATAAACAACGCCAAGCTGATAAAGCAGCTAAAGATGCTAGAACTAAAGCTGAACGGATAGCTAAAGAAGACGCTAGGTTTAAGGCAAGAGGCGGTAAGTTTGATGAAGGTGTTGAAGCTTTTAAAGTGGTTAAACATCAACAGCTAACATCAACAGCTAAAATGCGTGGTTGGAAAGACCATGAGATAGATGCTGCAAGAGCAAAGCTAGACGCTTCCATTAACCAATGGCGTGGACAAGCTAACGGTAGTATCGGTATGTTCAGAGCGCAAGTAAATACTGTAATGCGTGATTTACAAGTTACTGACGCTGTTACTAGGCGGTCTGCTGTATCATTTAAAAGTTTACGTCAAGAACTTGTACAATTGACTGCTGCATACACAGCATTCAGTGTTGCGCAAAACGTAGCTCAAACAGGTTTTGAATTTGAATCTTTACGTGCGTCTGCTAGGGTGTTTGCCAAAGATGATGCTGGTGTTGCCGATCACATGGCTTTCATATCAGAGCAAGCACAACGTCTAGGTATAGATTTACAAACAGCAACTAAAGAGTTTACTAAATTTAGTATTGCAACACAGAGTAGTATGACTAAAAATCAACAAAGAGATTTGTTTGTTGGTATGTCAGAGTATTCTCGTGTATTAGGTTTAAATAAGCAAGACTATGAACGTGCTTTCAGAGCAGTTCAGCAGATAGAATGTTGTCTGCCTATACAGTAATGTATAGAAAACAATTCCATTATATGCTGGAAACCCCTAAAGACCCAACACTACAAAGTAATCGGTAACGGTAAGCTTGACAGTTTGAAAAGTTGTGGTATGATTTTCCTTTTAATTTGAGGAAAAGAAATGGGCAATCAGCAGAACGAATACGAAGGTGAATTAAAACCATACAAAGAACATCCGGTGATTCTGGTATCTCAGTGTGGTAAACTATTTAATTCAAAAACAATGCAGCGGTGGTATTGTCGTAAGAACAAAGACGGCTATATTTATTTCCAATACTGTGTTGCGGGTAAAAAGTTCACAAGAAAAGTTCATAGGGTGGTAGCAGAATGTTTTATTCCTGTACCGGAAGAACTTAATTATGTTACTGAGAAGTATGATAGTGATACGGTTATTGTTAAACATAAAGATAACGATAAGACAAACAATCACTATACTAATCTTGAGTATGGAACTAATAGCTCTAACATTAAAGACGCCTATCGTGACGGGTTGATTCCTGCACTGAAAGGTGTTGCACATGGTAGATGCAATATGACAGAAGAACAAGTACACGAAGTTTGTAGAATATATTTCATTGAGTATGTTAATGTTGATATTAAACCTTCCTCAGCTAAAGTAGCTAAAGCGTTAGGTTTAACACAAAAACAGGTTTCAAAGATTAGATACAGATGCACTTGGGGTCATATTACCGAACAATATCCTTGTATTCTTCCCAACGACTAGGCATAAGCCGTACACTCAAGCGAGTGGAAACGTGGAACCCCTCAAAAAACGAGGGTGATGATATAGTCTGAACTTATATGAAAGTATAAGATGCGAGTAATTTCGCTGGTAAGAAAGTAGCGATTCTTATTGAACGTGTGGGCATCAAAAGGTCAGGTGTACAAAGAGGAATTTAACTATAGATTCCCTGTGTAGAAATACGCAGAAAACAAATCCTTTAATTGCGGGGAACTCTCGTTAGGTAACAACTACCGTCTACAACCTTGTAGACTATCAAACTGTAATGAGTTTGCGATGGTAAAAATGTTGTTAATAGAGACAATCCGCAGCCAAGCTCTTGTCAGAAAGAGAAGGTTCAACGATCAGTCGAAAGACGTAGGTTCAAGTGAACCGAAATGGGGAAACCTTAACACGTAACGGTGCAGGATAAGATATGATCTGGTCTTACATGAGAATGTAAGCAGCTTGAATAAAGCGGGGGTAGATTAACGACCTACCCTGAACATAAACGAACAGGCCAATTAGGTGAAGCAATGGGTGGTTCTGTGCAAGCTATGATGCGAGCAGCAGGTTACTCAAATGAGAAAGAATTCTTCAAAGCTGTTGAAGAAGGTAAAGTTTTAACTAAAGATGTACTACCTAAGTTCTCAGAAGAATTAAAGAAAATGTCTCGTGCGGGTGGCGCATTAGATAAAACAATGCAGTCTACTCCTGCTCAATTCCAAAGATTCATGAATGCACTAACTGATGCTAAACTCGCTTTCTACGATAATGGTATGAGCGAAGGTTTAGCGTATATGTTTAAAGAGTTCGCTGATACCCTTAAAGATTTAAACCCTTTAATGACAGCGCTCGGTAAAATATTCAAAGGTGCTTTAATGGTAATCACATTCGCACTTAAAGCTATCGCAGCCCCATTTAAAGTTGTTGTAAAACTATTTGAAAATCTAGGTGAGGTTTTAGAATCACTGGGTTTGAAAGATATGGGTGGTATGCTGTGGACATTAGTTGGTGGTGTAGGTGGTGGTATCCTGTTGATGATGGCATCTAAGTTTGGGTTAGTAGCTTTAGCAATTAGAACAGTCAATGCTGCACTACTTACAACTGTTGCAAGATTAGCGCCTTTCCTAGCCGCATACGCGGCAATTGAAGATGTGTTTTTGTGGGCTAAATATGGCGATCAAGCTAATACTGTAACAGGTACAGCTATCAAGGCTATCAAGTCAGCACCTTCTGCAACAAGTCGTGGCGGTTCATTATCTGCTCAAGCTATTTTAGGTAATTCGTTCTCTTGGATGGATAAACCATTAAACGAAATGTTTACTGTTAATGTGAAAGTAAATGACGGTGAGTTTGCTAAAGCAGTTACTGCTACAGTAGATAAATCCAATCAAACCAGAACAGCGACTACTCAATCAGAGGTGGCACAATAATGTCAATCACGTTTATCGTGGCAAATAAGTTTGCTACTGGTAACACTGAAATTGCGGGTGAGAAGTATTTTACCGATTGTACGGTAAGTATTTCTCACAATTTTTCTAATAGTGTTACAGAACATCCTGTTGAAACCGGAGTGACTTTCTCAGACCATGTACAGGTACAAAGTAATAAGTTTACAGTATCTGGTATCTTTGGTCAATATGGTTTAAATGATTATCAAGCAGATACGTTATCTCGTGGCCTCGAACGAATACAACAAGCTTACAAGTTTTTACGTAAGCTTCGAGATCAAAAGTTAACCTTCACATTAGTTAGTAAGTACGAAACTTATTATGATTGTGTTATAGAATCACTGAATATACCAGTCAATGCAGACTCTAGTAATAGTTTGTATTTCGATATAGCTATTACTCAAATTAGAAAAGCTACTACTGAAAGTGTTAACTTGACTATTATCTCTAAGAATATATCAAATTCTAAACAAGATACAGCAAGTGGTACAGCGAATGGTGGAAAACAATTACCAACATCTACGCTATACTATGGGGGTGAGTTAGGTGTATCTGTAGCCAATGATGCTAGGAAAGCTTTCTTCGGTGTAACTAATATAAAAGAAGATCCGGATGGAGGTAAATAATGGCAGTATTTGCATTACAGATCCCAAATAATCCTAATGTAGTATTCACTACTATATTAGACTCTGTAGCATATGATATTAGGTTACATTGGAATACTAGGGATGAAGCTTGGTATTTATACTTCGGTAGACAGAATAACAATTTCATATTTAAAACAAAAATTACCACTAATATTGATCTACTGAAAGCTCATAGGGCAAATAACTCTTGCCCTAAAGGAACATTAGTCGCCCTTGACAACATGAAGTTTTATGGTAGAATCACTAGAGATGGTTGGTCATCTGGGAGATTCAGCTTATACTATGTAACTGAAGACAGTAGGATTGCGGTAGAAGATTCAAATACTTCATCTAGTGACCTGCAAATAACTATCAACGCCCCAGATGAATCTCGCTTTACTAAATCTACGACGAGACTCTGATTAATATGGCTGAACAATTCAATCACAAATATTCCCTCGAATTTGGTCAGCCCATATCTTTCTATGGAGCTAACGCTGATACAAATTTCAAATCTGTTCCATTCTCTGTAGATTACACCAAAGACCAATCAAAGGTATCCACCTACTCCGATAAGAGTACAGGGGACAATGGTGTAAGACTCACATCCCATAATATGTCTTTCTCTATCAAAAAGGGGAAGGACGCATCCACTGATAATTCAATCACAATATACAACATATCCGATAGTGTACGTAAATTCTTAGAACAGAATAATGGTAAAAAACCTTTAATCATTCTTCGTGCTGGTTATGAATCAGACCTTACACAACCGTTGTTACCTGTAGTAAAGGACACAGAACTCCCTATCATCTTTAATGGTGAAGTTATTCAGGTTGTAGATACTTTTGATGGTACTACAAGAAAGACAGAGTTGACTTGTACTACAGGTACTACGGCAATACAAGAAGCGTACTCTGTACGTTCATATAGGGCTGGTACTAAACCATCTGAAATAATCAATGATGTTCTGAAAGATATGAAGCTGCCTGTAGGTACATACTATCTACCTAAAAATATGGACATAGGTATTGAAAAACCTGTAGCGTTCTCTAACCCATCTATTGAATTCCTTCGTAGATACGGTAAAGATAATGGTTATAAGGTTTGGTTTGAGGATGGTGCTGTTAATATACTATCGACTACAGAAAGAAGTCCAGTAACAGCAGTAGGGTTTAAGATATCTTCAGGTACAAATATGATCGGTAGTCCATCAGTTAAAACAGCAGATGTAGCTACAACAGAAAAGAAAGAAGGTAATCGTCAAAACATTACAGTCACTACAACACTAAACGGTGCTTATAGTATTGGAGCCAAAGTTGAATTAGATTCAAAATACCATAAAGGTGTTTATGAGATAGAATCAATAAGTCATAATGGTACGTTTGAAGGTAGTGATTGGAATAGTCAATTAGAATTAAAACCTGTGGATGGGTGGGAGAAACAATTTTAATGTCTACAAGTACGATCACACAAAAAGATATCATGGATGCTCACTTTGACAAGCGAGCTAGGGACTTTCTACACACAACATTTCCAGCCGAAATTACTAGAGTGGTGAAGGCTGGCGTTGTAGATATACAACCATTAATATCCACTAAAAGACCAGATGGTCAAATCGTCCCTTACCCTGAAATATTTGAAGTTAGAATTCAACACTTTTCCGCTAATGCACATAACGTATTCATATCACTACCATATAAAGTCGGTGATAGGGTTTGGTGCTTTGTTTCGGAAAGGGATGTTGACACCCTAATGAAATTAAACAGAGTATCTACGTCTGTTATTGCCACACATGACCTATCTGACATATTCTGCATCCCGTCTTTCCTAACCGACCAAGATATTGTTGAAGTAGACCCAGACAACTTAGTTATTGGTAATAAATCTACCCGCATTGTAGTGAAAGAAGACAGTATCGTAATAGATACACAAGAATACCAATTAAACGCTTCCAGTGTAACGGTAGACGCACCAAATACAAAAGTAATGGGTAAGGTAGGGTTTAACGGTAAAGAGCCTGTAGAGCTTCCTATAGTGTCTGGTAGTAGGGCTGGTAATTCAGCGTTGGCGCTTCTGCTCACACAATTACAGAACTATGGTTTAATCATAGATACCACAACTCCATAGGAAATAATATGGCAGGATTTAAGTTAGACGTTAATGGTGATATAGAAGTAGACGGTAACGGTAAGATGTTACGGCTAGTCACCTATCAAGAACTTGTAAGACAAAGATTACAAATTAAACTAAAAGCTTACAAAGGTGAATGGTTTCTAGATACATCATTCGGTATACCATATAGAGACACCGGTGACGGTAAAGCAATCATCGGTAAAGGGTTTACTCAAAAAGATATTGACGCTGTTTATATAGCCGCAATCAACGAAGATCCTGATGTATTGAGTATCGAATACTTCAAGAGTTTCACAGATAATCTTTCAAGGGGTTATAGTGTAACGTTTGAAGTTAAATCTCGTAATGGTAATCTACCGTTAAATAATCCATCTTCTTACGCTTGGGAAGATGATACGTACGAATACATAGCGAACAATATCACACCTCTCTATGACATCGGACAATGGGCTTTAGATATTCATCCTATAGTACACGAAGATATGCCAGAGGCTTTACAACCTCCATATGAGTGGTTGCCAACATAAGAAGGTTTAGAAAATGGCAGGAATTACTGAATTTGGTTTTGTTAGAAAAACATTACCTGAAATAATTGCTTCAATGAAGAATAATATTAGAACCAAATTAGGGGCTGATTGGAATACAGATACAGGTTCTATTGAAGACCAATTTATCTCTGTGTTTGCTGAAGAAGCAGATGAAATTTGGCAAGGTATTGAAGGTGTAGTATCTTCTCAAACATTAGCTGGTGCGGAGTTTGTGTATCTAGATGATGTATTGAATAAGCAAGGTGTTTATCGTCAAGATAAAACAAAAGGTGGCGGTGAAGCCATCATTCAATCTAATCTAGCAACTGTAACGTTAGGTACTAATGTGTTAGCTGGTGCTACGATCTCCGCTAAGAATAATATTACATATACCACTTTAAGTGATACAGTGATTGACAATTACGCAAGTTGTTATAAAATAGCAGCATCGGATATTGCAATTGGTGTTACACACACATTCACTATTTATAATAGTAACTCACCAACTACTAAGATATTCACAAGAACGGCGTTGTCTGGTTCGGACAGATTATTAATGATGAATGAGTTAGCTGCCTTCATCAATGAAGTTATTGTTGATACTCCAGCTAAAGCTTTCGTAAC